CTAAGGACCCCCATAAAGCCTGGTGTACGATCACTATTCATATTCTCAATCGCTGACCAATAGGATATCGTGGCTACGGGTAGCTGTTTTGATAATCCTGTATGTCTGCAATCTAAAAACATTTTTTGCTTTCGCTTTCCTAATTAATTTATACAACAAGTATACATTCTATTTATACCTGTGTCAACCTCTTTTTTGTCTTTTAACTAAAATATTTAGTCTGTAATTAAAATACCATATAATTATACTGGTTTTTTGAATCTTTTTCTAGTTTGCCCATACATTGTATAGACACTAGCTTCTGGAACATCATCTAAAACTAAACTTCCAATGTAAATTATAGCACCGTTTCCAACCGAGAGCAAGTCTTTTTTTCTGCTGGGGATTAATGTACTACGTAATCCTACTCTGGCATTATCTCCAACATCAACATGCGCTAGTATACTTGCGGCGCCAATTATTGTGTTTCTACCTACATTTACGTATTGCAATCTAACGTCCCAATCTACAACACTGTAATCATCCAATTTTACATCTGCACCTATACTTGCGTTACTTAATATCAATACACCTTTTCCGATAGTAAAATTTTTTTTATTATGGAACCAATGTATGTCTTTACTAATTAAGTTAGCAACACGCACACCACAGCGATCTAACAAGTCTAAACGATCACGACGTAATTGATCTGCATCGTACCCGCCCTTTAATGCCTGGCGACCATCCCACCAATTAGCAGGAAAAAATTCATACTTGCGCCAGCGGCACTTGGGATCTAATAACTCTTGCTCGCTGCCTATAACAGGTATTCCACAGATGCTGTCAGTATTACCCCAATAGTGACTGTCTAATATACCGATAATTTTATAGCCGCTATGTTCTGCGGCTACAATTATATCATTTAAATTCTGTCGACTACCAACTAAAATAAGTTTTTTGCGAAATAAATTTTTGAGTTTATTCAACATCTGCATCTGGTGTAACTTCTTCCTCTTTCTTTTTCTTTTTGGGAGCACCCCAAAAGTTAGTGGTAGCTGTTTCGCTCTGCACACCTCGTGCAATTTCCTGCACTTTTCCACCGTTGGCTAAAAATTCTGCCATAGCCTGATCAAACTCTTCTTTAGTATATGTCATACTATTCCTTATTTTAACTTGTCTAAGTATTCGCGCCCAGCACGACCTTCTGCTACGTCAATTAATGATTGTACAATAGGGCGATGATTGTATTTGGTGCGGTCGCCACCGCGTTCAGCAAATACTCGTCTATTGGCGATTTCGCGTGCTCGTTGTGATGCACCTAGAATTAATTCAAAACGATTGCCGCCAAAGTTTTCTAAGGCTTGATCAATATTAACTGCTTCTACTGAGTTTTGTGGTTTCATACGTTTCCTAAAAAGTTGATTAGCATTATCTAGTATAACACCAATTAACTCTGTTGTCAACGTTTTTGACGTGGAGGGCTTATTACAACTCTGGTTGCTCTACTTTCAGAAATTCTAGTATCTTGTTCAATATCTTTTCTAGTAATAGTACCAAGTGTTTTCCATAGAGGACCCATCTCAACAAACATTCGATGTCTTTCAGGACGAGGTTTTCCATCTGAACCTGTTCTGGCCGGACTGTAGGTGTATCTTATTTGAAACAACATGTCCTTGGGGTTGCTTGCCCTATGTACTACTACAGCAGGCTGTCCGCCTGATTTTAAACTTGTTTGCAAATCAACCGTTGGTAAATTTGAAATCATTTTTCTTACTGTTTGCACAGAGTAGTCACCTTTTTCAATGTTAACTACTTGTAATTTAGGATCGTTCATACCAACATGTTTGTTTAAAAAGTTTGCAATATTTTGTATTAATATTGATTCTTTTGCGTCATCATCTCCAGCGGTCAGCGCATTTAAGTCTGCCGACACTTGAGTTAAAATACTTGTAACATGACCTTTGACATTTGTTTCGTAATTGTCAATAGGCTGTAAGGTTATTCCCAAATCGTTAAAAAACACCTGCATGTTGTTAAACGTTCTAGGTGATGCTTGGCCAACTAATGCGCTACCAGTTTTAATACTTAATGCTTTGATGATTCTAGGGTTACCGTTGGGTTCAATGTATATTAAAAAAATATCTGCCTTTGTACCTTTTTGGTCTTCTTCTCCAGCAGCTTTGACTAAAATTTCATCAGGTTTACCGTTTTCAGCAAATATTCTGCTCCATTTGACCACAGATGCTTCTGAGTTAGCATACTTTACAGCGGCTTGTAATTCTGCACTCATGATTCTTGGTGTTTGGGGTTCTTTAGCGTCAGCAATATTTTTTTTGTTAGCAATGATATTTTGAAATCTTATTTTATCTGCTGAGACTCCAACAAATTCTGCTGACAAATTTGGTGTTTTTGCTGTCTCTGAAATAACCGCTACTGCATCGTCAACGCTAATAGCGTCTGCACCTTTGATAAATTTTGCTACAATAGCTGCACCAATAATAAACTCACCTAAATGCCCTTTGGTACTTCCGTGTATTAGTTTTTCTGAGGCAGCTTCAGATAACAATAATTTAATTTTGTCAAACTGCATTAATGTATTCCCTGTTGTATTGTTATATTTATTCTTTGCGTTCTATGTCGTCTTCACCACAATAGTCGCCGTACTGTATTTCTACTATGTTGCAAGGCTTATCGTTGGGATTATGCAGTCTGTGCCATAGTTCTGGTAGGATATGATAGTTATCGTGTTTGTTTAGTTTTTTGTAACCGTTGTCAAACTCTACAACACATGCACCTTCTGCAACGTGCCAGTATTCTGCACGCTCATAGTGCTTTTGCATAGTAAGTGTCTGTCCAGGATTAATTGTAAGTTCTTTTACTTTGGTGCATTCTACATCGTGTAAGACACGATAGTAGCCCCAAGGGCGGTCTGTCTTGGGAGCTTTCCATTCTTCTAATATCCATGAACTTGAATTTATTTTGTTTTCACCACCTACACCAAACACAAACTCCACATCAGACTCGGTCATTTCTGGTATGTTTTTAGCAGTGCGATCACCGCCATTGGCAAAGATGATCCGGCTGTTAGGATACATCATCTTAACGTTGCGTATGGCTTCACGGGCACTGTTATCGTCATCATTAAACAATATACAGTGATCAACCATCTTGAGATTTTGTAGGATAGTGATGCGTTCGCTAGCAGGCATAAACGCACGGCCTTTTTTACGTTCCAACCACGAGTCGCTGTTTACCCCTACAACCAACATGTCACCTAATCGACGAGCAGATTGAAAGTAGGCAATGTGTCCACTGTGAAGTGGATCAAAACCTCCTGTGACTAAAACTACGGTGTTAATCATTTAACAAATCTCTTCCGCTGCGGTCTTAGTACTCCGATTGGTTTTGCAATAGGAGTATTTTTTTCTATAGGTGTTGCCTGTTGAAATGTGCTATCTACAGACTGTGTCGAAGTATTGAAAACCCCTTCAGTACGCTGTTCTGCTTCTGCTGGTATTTCAGTCCAAGTACTAACATAGTCTACAAAATAGTTTTCACGGTCTAACCATGGCATAACTATATCTTCTTGTCTTAAATATCCAAACTGTGTTATGCTATTTTCTATACTAGGATGTAACAAACCTGTATCTAATAAATCTAACCAACCAGTTACAGCAGGATCTCTAGGTTCTTGATCTGACTTATATACTGCTATGTGTATCCATGGATCATTAAATCTTTTAAGTAAATAAGCATCTCTACAATCAAATCCGTTGACTGCTAACATGTAGAGTAAATTAGTAGGCGTGTAATGGTAAAAGCATCCGCTGTATGTTCTACTGTAATATTTGTTATATTCTACTCCGCTATGTTGTGGCACTACTAGCACTAACATAGCATTGACGTTCATCATTTCATTCCATAGTTTTAATGTAGCCAGCGGATTAGGGCTATATTGTAAACTGTCATGACTAAACATTAAATCCACTTTTATTGGCAAACAAAGTTGATTAAAATCTTTATTAATTTTATTAATGTTTGGTAGTGATGGTACTCTTGCTATTTTACTAGGATCGCTGTCGACAGCAAAACAATTATAGTTGTGCGGAACTGGAGGATCATCACGAGTAGTTAGAGTTGCCCACCAGGCTATGTCTTCGCCTGTACCACAGCCCATGTCGGCTATATTTTTTAAACTATCTAAAAAACTGTCATACTCATACAGTTGATTTAGGATACTAACACTGTGTCTAGTTGATGGTTGCATCTTCCATGCCCGCTGTGCGAAGTCTTGTAATATGGCCTAGCATAAAGTTTTTACTTTCTAAACCTTTCATAATGCCTAGCCACTTGTTACGCAATAATGCTACTTCATTGATGATAGTTTCCATATCAATAACTTCGTCCTCGCCGTCCACATACTTTTCAGCATCGCGACTAGTTAATGCACGTGCATAGCCTTCTAGATATTTTTTGAAGTGTTCCTTGCGGATTTTTCTCAAACGAATGTTTAAGAGATTCAGCACTGCTTCAATTTCCTGTAATTGATTAAAGCGATGCTCTGTAATGCCTGGCAATCCTGCTAGACCTTTTTCTATATTACCATACACACCTACTTCTCGTTTGGCGTTTTCTAATTCCTTAGAGTAATAGTCAATAAAGTCTGGTAAGACTGTGATGTCTTGTGCTACTCGGTTATACCACATATTTTTTCAACCATGGAAAAGTTTCTTGCCAATTAGTGCCCCTACGGCGATCTTTCTCTGTTAGATACGTTAATAACTTTTGTACTTCATTGTTATTTACTTCACTGGCTGAGACGTAATTTAACAGCCCTTGCATGTAATTATATGCTTCTACATCCTCTTTGTCAACTTGAGGAAGTAAAGATAAAATTGATTTAATGTCATTAATAAATTCAGGTCCCAGTATTTCTGCCTTCATATAACTAGGACCTGGTGCAACTCCAGTAAACCAATGTCCTATTTTGTGTTGGGTTCTCCACTTTGCTAAAAGTTTCAGTAACGCAGGCATGGTTTTAATTGTCAGAACCGATATAACTTGATTAATATTTAATTTTAACCATTTTTGCGTTAACAAGAATTCAAAATTTTCAATCCAGTGATCTATAGACATTCCCCATCGAACGTATTCTTGTTCTGGGCCCAAGCAATCAATACTACAGGTTAGTTCGAATCTAGCCACACAACCATCAACGATTAATTGTTTTAGTTTTTCTATATATTTTTCTAATTTTTCCGTCGGCACCATCAAGTTAGTAATTATATTGACCTCGCACCGTGGATTTGGATATTGCTCAACCATACTTAAAAATTTATCAAATTCTTTTTGTTGTAATGGTTCGCCACCTAGTATGTGGAATCTTTTAAGTTTTTGGAACCCTGTAGGAAACCATTCCCAAAAATAAGGAACTAAACTTTTGTACTGCCCCGGGTGTGATGTTAGCTCGACTCCTTTAAGATTAAAATCACCAAACTTTTTATTTTCGGAATCAATAGTTGAACTCAATGAGGGGTCACAATATAAACAAGCCAACCCGCAGGCATTACTAAAATATACTTCCAAAATAGTAGGTTCAACTTTTATTGCTGTTGGGTCTGAGTCTAATTCTGCAGGCACTAAATTTGGTATAGACAGATGGCGCATTCTGTCGCTTGTGCCCCCAGTAGCTTCAATATCTTTACAGTACTCGCAACTAGATTTTGGCCACTGACCTGCTAACATAGCCTGGCGATCCTGTAGCTTTACTTCAGTATTATGGAAATTGTAAAAGTTTTCAGAAGTTAGTTTGCTAGCCCCTGTTCGATGACAGGACATAGTTATGCCTGTGTTCAAATATATAGTACTCCAATTCCATTTTAATTGACATGCTGTTTCAGTCTGGATTGGAAATACTTTATGTTTTGCATCCATTAATATTGATCGTCTTCATCGTCGTAATCGGGTTCTTCAACTTCTTCTTCACCCAAATATTCAACTAGTGCTCTCTTAAGGTAGCTGTCTGTACTACCAAACGCTTTTAGATCGCGTTCACTAATACTATGATCAGCCACAACATTAACAACATGGTCTGCTACTGCTTGGCGATCTTTTACTGGTACATATTCTTTGACCGTTAACCACATCTCACTTAAGATATCAACATCTACACTCATTCTGACTCTTCCTCTTTAACAACTTCAACAGTATCTTTGTGTGGGTTTTTAGTAAAGTCTTCCATAACTTTATCTAAGCTACCGTCCTCATTACGTTCCCATGCTTTACGGAACTGTTTAATAACTGTGCCGTCTGCTAGTGTGTATTTAAGGCTGTTGCCATCTTTGGCTAATAATCCTTTACCTTCAAACATATCTACTAGCCCTGAGTATGGGTTCATACCAGTTTCATAAGGAATCTTAACCTGCACTGATTCAAATGGTTTTGCATATCTGGTCTTCATAATTTTACAGCTAGCACGGATACCTTTAACTTCAGAGATCTTATTACCATCTTCATCTTCTTTAAGTTTAAGTTTGCGCATAGCAACTACAATACTACTTGCGTAGATAAAGCCCTGACCACCTGAAATTTTGTCATCAGGGTCAAACATGTCTTGACTTGCGTAAGTATGATTGGTAGCCACCAACCCAATATTAAGGCTACCAAACATATTCACACAATTTCGCACTAATGCTGTTAGTGCTTTCGGCTTACGACCCATATCGCCCTTTAGGTCGCCAGCATCGAACTGATTAACGTCTGTTGGCGTTAACAACATGCCCAGTGAGTCTAGCACAAATAATACTTTTGGACGCTCATCTTCTGGTAATGTTTTATATTCTTTAACAAATTCGCTGATCATTTTAGCTACATCGTCAATCATAGCCATGTTTAATTTAAGCAGTTTGTCTTCACTTGTGTCTACACCCAGTGCATGTAGCCACGCTTCGTCTAGTGCGTTTTCTGTATCGATTAAGATAACATAAATGCCCTGTGCCTGTGCATTTTTAACCAGGTTACCTGAACAGATAAAACTCTTACCTGCACCAGACTCACCCGCAAACACTGTAACTTTACCCATAGGAATACCTTTGTTAAAGTCTCCGCTGATAAGATAGTTCAGTGCGTAGTTGTTTGTTGAAACCCAATCTGTAGGATCTTGAAAGCCGATGCTAATACCATCAATGCTTTTTGTAATACCTTTTCTAAATTTACTTAAATCAAATGGTTTTGCCATAGAAAATCCTTAATTATAGAGAGTTAGGGGCCGAAGCCCCTATTGCTTTATTACGCTTTGTTTTGACGACTGCGGATCATCGCAAGGATGTCTTCAGCACGTTGACCACCGCCTGCTGGCGCTGTCACTGGTGCTGTAGGTGCCGCTGGTGCTTCTGCTACTGGAGCATCTGCTTCAAACGGTATGTCATCTTCTGCTGCAACTGCTGGAGCAGCCTGTGCTACTGGAGCCGCTTGTGGTGCCGCTTGTGGTGCCGCTCCGCCTGCTGGTGCGCTAACACCACGTGGGCGATAGTAAGCACCCCAACGTTCTGTGTCATATGCTTGACCGTCAACACTTGCTTCAAACATCTCTTTGATAACTTTCAATTCAACGTCGCTTGGTTTCTTAGGAAGGAATTCGCTAAGATTGTACAAACCATATTGCTCAATAGCTGCCGCTTCGTCTTGTGTCAATGCTGACTCTTTGCGTGACCATTTACTTGTACTGTAGTCAGCATAACCACCTTTTGATGTTTTGCTTACAGTAAAGTCCAGGCCGCCTTGATAGTCGGTAGGTAGATTCTCTAGTTCAGGATCCATCAATGCCGCTTTGATCAAATTAAAGATCTGTGGGCTAATGATAAATCTGCGGATTGGGTTGGTAGGTGGCTGATCGTCTGTTAGAGGATTCTCACGTACAAAACCTTGGAACAAGTATGATTTTTTCTTCCAATACTTACGACCCATT